AACTGCGCCGATTATCCCGCCTATCGTCTCGAAGGTCTGCTTTACGATTGGCCCGAGCACCTCTTCTATAAACACCTTTATCTGCTCGAAGGCGGGCTTCAGGGTGTCGTTCCAAACCTGGGCGATGGTGTCAAATGATGCGAATACGGTGGTGGCCAAAAACGCGAAGGTGGACTCAAATGCCGGCCAAAGCGTTTCTAGCAAGATGGAGCTCATGAGGTCTAGGACCGGTTTTAGTACCGTGTCCCAAACGGTCAATATTGCGTCGAATGCTGTGGTTACCACGGCTTGAATCTGCGGCAAGTAGTCGGCGAACCAGTCGTTCGCCTTCTCTACGCTGTCCATCATGGCCTGGAAAACTGGCAAAAACACCGAATTTACGGCGTCGCTTATGCGGGTCATGGCCTCTCCGAAGAAGGACGAAATGATTGGCCAGGTCTCCTGGAAAGCCCACATGACGTTTTCTGCGGCCCAGGAGAGCGCGTTGAATATCGGCTCGCCTATTTCGGTCCAGGCTTGGCTGAAACCGTCCATGACCTGCGTGAATGCGTCCTTTATGGCGGGCATGTTCGCGGTGAAGAAGTCTTTTACTCCTTGGAAGCTGGTTTTTATGCCCTCGAATCCGCTGGTGTCCATGTTGTCTATTAGGCTCTGCATGCCTCCGAGCGCTCCGGTGATGCCTTCGACTATCGGGATGACTGCCTGAAGCAGCGGCCCTCCTACGACGGTCAAGAACCGGTCCCAGGTTGCTTTTAGGTTCCCGGTTACGTTCTCCCAAGAGCTACCCTCGCGGGCTGCTTGGCCCATGGCGCCGTTTAGTTTGTAGGTCTCCTCTATTTTCTCGAGGAGCAGGTCGGACTTCTGGGCTTCGGTTAGGTCCGCCCATTTTTGGCCGAATTTCTCCACGGATAAGACGCTCATTTGGTTTGCGTTGGTGAATACGCCGATGGCGTCTCCTGCTGCAAAGTTTCCCTTTAAAAATGAGCTAATGGAGCCGGTGGCGGTTTCCATGCTGGTGTCAAAGAAGGCGGCGGAGTCCGCGGCTAGTCGGGTGGCGGTCTCGGTCATCTCTAGGGCCTGTACTCCCTCAACTCCGGCGCCCTTTAGCTGGGAGCCGAATTTGTTGGCGGAATCGGTCAGCCGGTCTATTTGGATGTTTGCGTCGCCTGAAACGTCTTGTAGCCGCTTCATCATGTCTACTCCCGCCTGGTCCTTAAAAACCTGTTCGTATTGGGCGTCCATGGCTTGCAGCCGGGCGGTGGTTTCGATTGCGGTCTTGGCGAAGTCTACAAGCACCTTGACTGAAAACGCGGCTGCGGCCACTCCGGCCAGCTTCTTTAGGGTCTCTTCGGTTTTCCCTACTGTTTTTTGGGCCGCTCCCATTTCGTTTTTGAAGTTGCCCATGTCCACTTTAAATTTTGTGATTAGGTCGTATTGGTTGCGTGCCATTAGTCGTCGCCTCCTTGGTTATACTGCAGGGCGATATTTGCCGCCTGGCTCTGGACTTGCTGCTTGCGTTTTATCTTCCCGGGGTTGGTTAGTTTGGTCAGCTCCTGCTCGTAATCGTAAAACGATTTTAACGTCGGGAATTGTGGGCGCGTGTTTTTGCCCGTGCCCTCTGTCTGCTTGACCAGCTGGTTAATGAATGCTTGTTTGTGCGCGGTGTATTCCGCGTCTACGCTGCGTAACTGGTGGGCGTGAATCAGGGCTGAGAAGTCGTGAAAGGTTAACGTGTCAAGCTGCGCCGGGGTTAGTCCGAGCATACGGTATGCGTCGATGGTGATTTGGTCGTAATCCGCGCTTATGCGCCGCGCGACTAGTTCTTTGCGAGCTCGTTCATGCTCTTTGCTATCATTTTTTTCTGCATTTCCTGCATCTGGGTGGCTACTCCGGCCATTTTCTCCACGGACGCGGTAAGGAGTGGCGCTGTCCTTAATGCTTCGGTAAAAACCTTACATAGGGTTTCTTCCGGCCCGAGCTCTGCTGCGAGGGCCTCTAGCGCTTCCTCGATGGCTTCTGGTCCTGGGGCTTGTCCGAGGTGCGTTAGCGCTGCTGCGGCGACCAGGGGCACCACGCTGATGTCCTCCATGCCGAGCTGCAAAACGATAGCGTCAAGGGGGGTTATCCCGTCGGTCTTTAGGTCCTTTGGTAGGGTTTCGTCTATCGTGCGCAAAAACTTAAACCCAAAGTTTAGGGTGTATTGTGTGCCTTTTATTACTAGATTCAAAATGTATCACTCCTTGGTGTTTTTGAAAGGCGCCCGGCGGTGGTCTGCGGGCGCCTGGTTGTTATGCTGTTACTGTCACGGGTGTGACCGCGGAAACGTTCCCGGCTGCGTCTTTTGCTATTACGTTAATCTTTGTGCTGGCTGTCTGGGCCTTAATCTTGATGATGAAGTCCCCGTCAGTCTGGTCGGCCACGGTGCTGCCTAACAGTTCGCCGGAAATGAGGCGGGCTGTTACGACCGCGCCGGCTTCTGAAGTACCCTCGATTTGCGTGTCGGATGGCTTCACTGGGTTAACGGTCGGCGCTGCTGGTGCGGTGCTGTCTGCTGTGTAGGCAGCCAGGGTTCTAAATGCGTACTGGACCGCTGCCTGTTCGGCTGCTGTCAGGTCCAGGTACCCTTGTTGTGGGGTCTGGTTTACTGTGAGCGTGGTCGACAGGGTGATGTTCTCCTCTGAGTTCTTTGTCTCTTCCCAACTTGGTAGGACGCCCTGCATGTATGTCGCCAAATATTGGCCGGCGGCGTTGGTTACGTCGTCGTCGACGTTGACCTCCCAGCACTCTACTACGTAGCCCTTAATCACGGCTAGCTTTAGCATGGCTGCGAGCGGGTCGTTCTTTGCCAAAATGGCGGAGATGGAATACTCGAAGCTTGCGCCTGCGGGTACGTTGATGGAGCCATCTTTGGTCTTGGTCGTTGATATTTCGTTTCCGATGGTCTCGGAGTGTTCTGTCTGAAATGCTAACTTCCGGCCCGGTTTTGTGGTCGCGTCTTTTAGTAGTCTGAAAAATAAGACGCTTGATATCCCCTTCTCAGGGGTCGGGTTGGCTGGGTCAAAAGCGACCCTTGGTTCGGCTGTGAATTCTGCCATGGTTTCCCTCCTGTGTTTTTAATTGAAAATCGCGGTAATTACCAGGACGCCGTGCAGGAGCGAAATCGTCCCGTCTACGTCCGGTATCACCTGCTCTGAAATTTGCATGGTGCCGATTTGAAAGCCTCCGGGGGTCTTGTCTATCTCCCGGAGAGCTTGCTTGATTCGGCCCATGGTCCCGGTCATGTCTTGGCGGGCTTCCTTGGTCCACCAAAAATGGACCATTTGAAAGTAGGTACCAAAGACGGCGGTTTTGTTCTGGGCCTGGTCGTCGCCTTGGTATTCCCCGAGCCGGATGAATGGGTACGGGGTGTCCTTTGGCGGTATGAAATCGTAAACCCGCGCGTACGGGCTTACGGTTTGCCAGATGGTGTCGTATAAATCTTGTCTGGGGTCTTTTTTAATCATTTAGCAGCTCCTCCATGTCCTTCTTAAAGAGTTCTAGGTGCTTTGTGCGGTGCGGCTCTACAATCGGCGCGGCTTCCATGTATCGGGTGCCGTACTCGGTCCAGGCGTTGTACTCTTTGTGTGGTCCAACTTCCCCGGCCAGGCCGCCCTCCTCTATCTCTGGGATGATGGTTGACTTGGTGCCTGATTGCGGCTTGGAGTACCCTTTGGTGTATGACAGGTGGGTTTGCTGCTGTTCGGCTGCGGCCAATTCCCCGAGCCGCTTGCGCAGGCGGGGTGGCGCGCCCTTTGATATCCGCTCGGCTTTTTTCATGATGCCTTTGGCCAGGTCGTCAAAGCCTGCGGCCTCTACCTTGATTGCTTTCTTGGCCATTATCCTTTTATCTCCTGCAAGTAGAAGGCTCCGGGGCCCTCCTCCTCGCGCTCGATTGCTCGTAAAACCTGAAAAGGTCGGCCGTTCACCAGCACCTCGTCCACTCTGCCCGGGTATGGGCGTTGTAGGCGTGCTACGCTGGCCCTGATGGTCACGTCTCCGAATAGGCGGGCTGTCCGCTCTATCGATACGGGGCCCAGGTCGCATGGCATGGTGGTGTCGGTGTACTGCGCCGGGTCTGTCGTCCCGGTGTCTGGGTTGTAGGCTGCGGCCTTGGTGAGCGCCCTGAATGTGATGCGGTCCGCGTATCTCATATAAAAATCGCCCGGCCTTGCGTGTAGCCTCTGGCCTCTTCGCCGGCGGCGATGTTCCAGGCTTCGATTTCCTTGGCGTATGGGATGAAGTAGTTATCGGTGTCGTACCAGGTCTGGCTTAGTCCTTCCTCGGACTCGGACTTTAAGTGCTCCGAGCCTAGGCGGTTGAACCGCGCGACTGCTGCTTCTATGATGATGTATCTCAATTCCTCCGGGACCTCCGCCGGGGGTCCGAATAATCGGACCCGGAGCCGTTTGGAGGCGGTGGTTAAAATCGAAAGGAGCAGCGGGTCTTGTAGCGCGTCGCCTATTCCTAGCAAAAGTTTGAGCTCGGTCAAGTATTGTTCCATGTGGTGCCTCCTGTTATTTTATAAGGCGTATCAGGTCGTCCTTGAGCGCTTTCTTTGGATACTCTATCCCGCGGTGGTCTAGCTCCTCTTTTAGCTCGGCCACGGTAAGCTCGGAGGGGTCCTTTTCTAGTTGGCCCTCCTGTGGCTCTGCTGTGCCCTCTGTGGCCGTTTCAGACGCTGGGGTGGGTTCTTGTTCCCCTTCCTCCAAGACGTCTAACACGGCCACCAGGTGGCTAATTTGGGGCAAGTGCGCGGGGTCTATCTCAAATGTGGCGCCGGTGTGGTGATACTTACCGCCGTACCCGATGGTTATTGCCTCGGTGACTTGTACTTTCATGCTGCTCCTCCTTTCTGGGGTGCTTGCTATCTAACCTTGGCCGTGAAGATTGAGCTTGCGGCTGGGAAGGATGGCATAAATGTTGCTACGGCCTTTGTCCAGTGTGCGACTGGGTCGGCGGTTTTGTAAACCATGGATACCACGTTGCCTACTAGGCTCACGTCGAACCCTGGGGTCGATGCGAGGTCCGTCTCTTCTGCTGTCGGGCCGAACATTCCCTCTCCTAGTGCCTGTGCTGGCAGAAGGGATACGTAGTTCTCGTCGAAGTAGCGCTTTGTCTCGTATGTGCCGTCGCCCTTTTGTACCTGGTACTGCGCGTCGTATGAAACGAAAGAAGGGAGGCCCTGCTCCTGCAGGAAGCTGTTTAGCTGCGTGTTGGAAACGTAGCGGTCGTTCGCCGTGCCGTGGATGGCTGTGCGAATCTTTGGGTTCCCCGCCATGAGGCGTAGGACCGTGTTGGATGTGATGGCGCGGGTTACTTCGACGCCCTTGGAGCGCATAAGGTCGGTCCAGGTCTGAAGGTTGCCTAAAATGTCGGCGTTCTCCCCTGTCCATAGCGCTGTTGGCGCGGAGTCCCCGGCTAATACGACCTTCTGGTCGGCGGGTACGTTGTAGTCGATTGTGCCGGTTACGCCGTTCTCGTTGATGGTGACGACGCCCTTTGCGACGGCTTCCATTTTCATGGCTTCTGCCCGGGCGAGAACTCCTTCTACGAGGGTGTCGACATCCGTGTATCTGGCGTCGATTAATCTTTGCAGCTCTGCGTCGTTCCGGGGGTTTGCAATCGCGATGATTTCTTTTTCCCGGATTACGTTCTTGCGTTTAATTAGCGCGAGCTCTTGCTTGAAGCTCTGGGCGCTGGCTCTTGAGCCGACTTGCGTCTCGGAGTCCCACGCGTGGACCGTTGCTGCTACGGGCAGCCCGTTGGCACCCATGATGTATTCTAGTTCGAGGGCGTCGGTTTTTCTGTTTGGAAATAAACTATCGCCAATCTTTGGGGCGAAAGTGCGGTTTGCGAGGTATGTTACCACCTCTTTTGGGGTCATTAGGTCTAATAAATGGGCCATTATTGTTTCCTCCTGTGGGGATTATTTGTATTCTCTTAAAATGATACCCTTCAAAACTGGAAGGGCTAATTCGTCGATGGCTTCTGGAAGGCGGTTCGAGTAAACCAGGCCGTGGTCGATGTACGCTGCTGGTGCTGGTCCGTCTGTGACGTCAACATCCGCGATGATGAGCCCTTTGGCTGTCGCGTCGTTTGCTGGGAATACCGTTCCCGCCTTTACAAGCTTGCGGCCCTCTACTGTCGCGCCCATGGCGGTTGTTACCGTGCAGGTCTGGCTGGTGTAGTGGTCGGACGCTAGAAACTCGGGCGCTGGTGCGTATGTTAGGGTTGATTTGATGTACATAATGTGTCCTCCTATTTTTTGGCCCATGGGTCAAAGCCCGGGGCGTTTGTTTGATTGTTTCGTGCTTCTGCTATTCTCTGGGCGGGGGTTTTGGCGGAGCCTGCTCCTGCACCCGGGCCTTTTGGGTCCGTTTGCCGAACTAGTACCTTGGCCTGCTCGTTCACGGCGTCGTCAAACACCTTCTTTAGCTTGGTCACGGTGGCTTTGGCCTTGGCCTCGTCCTTTTCGTGAATGATTAAGTCGGCAAAGTCGGCCGGTAGTTTTTGTTCGCTTAGGTCGGATAAAATCGCGGCCCGGCGTTCGCGGGCGTTTAGTGCCTCTTCCTGGGCCTGTATTTTGGCCAGGCGGTCGGCCAGGTCCTGTTCTTTGCGCTGCTCGTCCGTCAGGTCGGCGTAGGATTTGCCTTTAATTATGCCGTCCTGCTGCGCTTTGTCGAGTAGTCGCTGGTATTCTTTCTCCTGCTTGGCCTTGTTCGCTGCCACCGCTTTGGAAATGCGGGAGTCTAGCTCCGCCTGTGTGATGGTTAGCGCGGTCTTGGAGGCGTCGTCTTTGCCGTCTGTTCCTTCTGCGCCAGCTTCGGCGCCCTCTGCTCCTGCTGCTCCTGCTGCTCCTTCTGTGCCATCTGCGCCGGCCTCGGCGAAGAATTGAAGAGGCAGAATTAGTAGGTCGTTGGTGATTTCTTTAGTCATGTTATTTCTCCTTTTCCCCGTTTAGTGTCAGCGAGTGCCAGTCCGTTGTCCCGGCGGGGCTTCTCCCATTCAGTGATGGGCCTTTTTACGCCCTGCCCAGGGCGATTGTTGTTAGCAGTCTGCGTCCGTCAGTGTAGTGATGAGCTTTGGTATCTGGATTGCTATCCAGTCGATGAGCGTTTCGTCCCGTCCCCATTCGCTGTTGCAATCGAGGCCGGATTCGTACATGTAGGCGTGTATGATTTCGTGGCGGGTGATTTTCTTGCGGTAGACGTCCAGGTCCGACAATGAATCGATGGACTGCTCTATCTTGGCTATCTTGATTTGCTTTGTGCTGGTGTCACAAAAGCCGTCAACTGACCCGATTCGAGGGTCGTCCTCTGGGGTCACGTCCGTGTGGATTTCGTATTCTGTCCCGAGAATCGTTATTTTGACCTTCTGCATGGTGCCTCCTGGCTGCTGC